CTTCTCCGTACATAGTTGCAATCTGTGCGGCTTTCCATGCTACTTTATCATGGTCAATGTGTCCGTGCCACTCCGCTGCAACGTCGGGAACTCCTCCCTCCATCATGAAGTATCTGTCAAAAACGACTATATCTGAGTAGTCGGCTTGATCTGAAACTCCTCCAATATCTACTACGACTATATACCGGTCTCTTATCTTCTCACTATCTGGCATCATCCATACCTTAAGATCCCCTTTCCCTTGTACGAATCTCATTCCTATAAGTGAGTCGGGACCGGTATCTGCCATTCCTACCAATTCTCCCTTAAATTCCGGATCAAGACAAGACTTCTCTAATTTACGAACATCTTCCATTCTGAATATGCGTCGTCCTGTGCTCTGGAATGCTTCTAACGCGGTAGATGGGTACTCGGAGTTGAGTCGCCACTCTTCCATAGTTTTTCTCTTTTTCCTATACCAATTTATAGCTTCTAATGTGGCACCCATTTCCCATAACATCCACTCCTTATCATCCATTTCTTCAATAAAAGAGTCATAATCATCTATTGGATTTGAGTAGATGTCAATCATAAACCATGGAATAAATACGGGAGTTAGGTTATTCTCTCCTTTTTCGGCTTTTATATATTCTCGGTGGAAGTAATTACCAACCCCCTTTGCGGTGGACTCTAACGCAAGAAAAGAGTATTCCGTTTCATATAAAGATCCGATAATAGATTGAATAAGGTCTTCCGGCTTCTTTTCTTTTGTTGCTTTCCATAGGCCTACCTCGGTTAAGTGGGCCATTGAAATATCCGAAGAACGGAGTGTGTCCGGTTTTTGAGCTGATCCAATAGAGATTACACAATTCGTATTCTCTATTACCCTATTTTTAGAGCTTCCCTCAAAAGGTGTGAATTTAATCTGGTCATTTAATAGCCAATCCGGATAAGATGCAAGGGCCTTAGTAACCATCCCTCTTACGTTTCTTGACTGCCCTTCCACGTCTCCGCAAATTACACTATTCCAATTATTTCTGTGAACTAATTGTATCCACAGCATGTAGAACTGAATGAGGGTAGATCCACCCCATTGTCGTGCTTTAAGAAGTATGATTTCAATTGGAACTCCTTCCAGTCTCATAGATTCCAGAATTCTTAACAAGTGTCTTTGAGCCCTGTTTAATCTAAACTGTATATCGTATGGCTTCCCCTTCGCTCTAATTGGTATAAATGAGTAAGCCCAATATTCAAAATCGTATTGAACTCTCTCTCTTATAAAAGCTCTCCATGTCTCCTCTATGTTGTCGTCGTTATATTCTATCTGAAGAACATCCGTAATAAAGGATTCAAAACCGTTTTCCGACATCAAAGAGACTAAAGGTGTATTGGCGAAGTCTACCGGAAGATACATATCCTCTAGTGGTGATCCTTCAATATACACCGATACCCTCTCTATTGATGTACTTCCATACCCGCTTAACGGGTCATAATGTGCATTAATGAGTTCATTTCGTTTTCTATTCTCTTCTAATATGTTACCTTTTACGAACATATAGTACGTTCCTCATGATTATGCTCAATGAAACAGAGATTCCTAAAGAATAAAGGTGTACCAGAAAAGCGAGACTTTGATTTATGATAGGTGGAATTAATAAAAAAAGTATAGCCAATCCGTAAAACTTGATAAGCTCTTTTTTAGTGAACACATTCCATATAAAAACCATATAGATTCCAACTAAAGAAAAAGCGATAGAAGATGCCCCTATGGTAGGAAGGGATGCCCCAAAGTAACCGGATAAAGTTGAAGATGTGGCTACAATCAAAATGGCCAACCATTCTGTCGTATGCTTCTTGATTGTTTTCCAATAAAGATAGATTACGATAATATTCACCATCATGTGCAAAAAAGAGTTGTGGATGAATTGGAATGTAAAGTACTTGTACCACTCACTATCACTTGATGCTGCTAAAAAACTAAGGTCGTAAAATCTCGACACAGAGAACACTAATAATATGGCTAAAATTAAATACATAACTATCGTTTTAATTGTTGGTAAATAATTCGTGAAAATTGCTTTTTAGAAATGTAGAAACCCTCTGCCTCGGTCTCCAGAATATCCATAAGGATGGTGAATGAGCTAGTGTTTGTAGATGATTCTTTGAATCTTTTTAAAATCTCGTTGTACATTCTTGACTTTTGATCTCCGGTTGCTCTGGGTGACCTTCCTTTAATCATGTCTGAAATGGCTCTTCTTGCAATTTCGTAAGTAACATAGAACCTAGGGGCCCTATACGTCATAGCCTTTTCAATTATGACTGATTTAGGGATGAATTTAGCCATATCGCCAAAGGAATTAATCGCTTTTTCGTATGCTTCAAAAATGTCTTTTCTTCTTTGCACATATAAGTCTTCACTTTCCATGGTTATAAAATTCTATTAGAACAAATATAATGAATGTACTTGTCAAAAAGTTGTCATTATGTCCCAAAATAACAACATGATATATAATGTATTATACTTACTTTGTTAAAGTGATACTTTAAATAAATTTTCAAACAGATGGAAGAAGTTTTGGAAGAAAAAAATGTACCAACTAAAAGCAAAAAAGATGCTTTTATGGAGTACGCAAGATCTAAGTATGAAGGATTTGATCCGGAAGACGAAGTGAAAAATGTTGCAGCACTTATGGAAACTATGACTTCTGCTGATAAGAGCAATCAAATGCTTTTGGATGCTATTGAGTCTGATCCTAGGTTTGCTCAAATTCTATCGGATATAGTGAACAAGAAGCGAGGAGCTTTAGCAGCTATGGCAAGATACGTCGGCAAAGATGCTTTTACTGCCGAAGGTGCGGACGCGGACGAAATCGAAGCAGCCGAACAAGAACGTATGGCAGAATTAGAGAGAGAAAAAGCGTCTAAAGCGGAATACGAAAAGAATCTTGAAGCATCCGTTCCGAATATTGAAGCAGCAGCCGAACAATGCAATATGACCGTAGATGAATGGCTTACTAACGCTTACGAACAGATTGTCGTGAACATCTTCAATGGTAACTACACAAAGGAAACATGTGAACGAATTTCTAAAGCTTTGACTTATGACAAAGATGTAGAAGAGGCTTTTCAAGCCGGATCGGTAAAGACTAAAAACGAGAAAATAGACAAAATGCGTAAAGACGTTGGCGACGGCCTTCCTAAAATGGGTGTCGCATCTGGTAATGTACCTCCTACTACGGAGGTTAAAGAACGGTTCAAGGTGAGAAATAAGAGTGCTTGGGACAAATAAATAAATTAAATTTAAGAAGATGAAAAGTTTTATTGATTTTCTAACTATGAGAAAGGGTATGATCCTTTCTTTGTTGTGCCTGTTTGTAGGCCTTTTGATTGGGGATTCCGGTATGCTCCTTGCGGATGTTACGGTACAGGCCCCTGTAAGTGATGGAGCTTCTGCCGGTGGTGAAGGTTTGACTACCCAGCAAGGCGGGCAGGCAGCCAGCGTATCCAATCTTTCACAGACAGGAGCGGCCGCTGATATTATAGAAGAAGAAGTCGACGACGAGATTGCGAAGTTTATGCCGGATTTCTTTGCGTTTGATACGATTGTGCGAAAAGCGGTTCAAAAACGAATGCGAGGAAACTATGAGGTAGTTCATTATGATGTGGATGCCGCTCAAATCGTAGCTGATACTACTTCCGCTTATGCAGCAAACACTTCAACAAAGAGAACTAAGCTTCTTATCTCAACGGATGATAAAGATGTGTTCCCTATGTATTCTACTGTAGAGGTATTGGGTGTTAACGGTTACGACGAAACAGGCCAGATCGAATTAGAAGGAAACCTTATGCTTTACGTTGCCGGTATCCATACCGACGACCAGCTTCCAATTGTTATCGCAATTAACGGTCCTAGAGTAAATCCAACCGATGCTGAATGTTATATCCCTTCTATTCCTGCCGGTACCACTTTGGTTTGCGGTATTAACGCTTGTGCTGAATCTCAGTTATTCGTACCTCCTTCCAACTCAACCCCGGTACCTACCAAGGTGTTTATGCAGAAGAAGATTTGCAACACTTCAGTAACAGACTACTACAAGAACCTTAAGAAAAAAGTAGATTGGGATGAGCAGGATATTCACGAACAGGCTCTATGGGAATT